CTCGCCGGCACTGCGCCCGGCGGCTCCGGCACGACCGGCAGCGGTCGTGGCATCGTTCAGAGCCGCCGTCACCCGGTCCGCCGATGTGGCGGCCTCGTCCAGCGGGTTCTCGGCGTCCCCGCCGCTCAGTGCATCGCGCAGCGCCTGCATAGCCGCGCCCACACCATCGAAGGCTCCGGCCCTGGTCTCGGCCGCGCGCCGGCGGTAGCGGTCGGCCATCGCGCCGGCATTGCTGGCGGCGTGATCGAGCATCGAGGCATAAGACTGCGCCCCGAACCAGTCGATCCGCGCGTCGGCACCGATCGTCTCGGCGACCGCATTGAATGTCGGTCCGATGGTGCCAAGGAAATCTGCCCATTTGTTCGACAGGAAGGCCATCAGCCGCAGCCAGATCGCCTCGATATCGGCGCGCAGGGCGCGGAAGTCGTCCACGAAAGAGCCGAGCGTGGCCTTGATCCCGTCCCAGACGGCACGCGCCACGTTGCCCATCAACTCGAGCGCCGAACCGAAGCCGCCCGCGCCCTTCACGAGCTGCCCGAACCAGTAGATCAGCTCGCCCGCACCGACGATCAGCGCCCCGATCCCGGTGCGGATGATCGCGCCGCGCAGGAGCGTGAGCGCACCCGACAGGCTGAAGGTCGCGACACGGGCGGCAACGAACGCCGCGACCCAGCGCCCGGCCATGAAGGCCGCGAAGGCGATGCCGATGGCTGCGAGCCTCTCCAGATTGTCGGCCAGCAGGATCAGCCCCTCAGCCACCGTCGAGGTAGCGCCCGCCATCTGATCCCAGGTCCCGACCAGTTGCAGGGCGGCGTTGCCGATCAGCGTGAAGGCATCGCCGATGGTCGCCGGCATGCTGTCGGCTTCCTCGCGCAGCAGCTCGAGATTGCCGATCAGCGCCGTGCGGATGACATCGCCGGTAATCGCCCCCTGCTGGCCAAGGCTGCGCAGGCCCGAGACGGTGGTGCCAAGCTCGGAGGCCAGCAGTTCCGCAAGCCGGCCGCCGCTCTGGATCACGGTGTTGAGGTTGTCGCCGCTGAGCGTGCCGAGGGCCATGGCCTTCGACAGCGCGTTCTGGACCGAAGCCGCACGCTCCGCCCGCGCGCCCGAAACCACCATGGCGTTGTTTAGCGCCTCGGTGAAATCGAGGCTTTCCGCCGTCGTCAGCCCCAGTTCGCGCAGCGCCGTGGCGTTGGCGAGCCAGGATTCGGTGGTCTGCCCGAGGCTCGAATAGGTCCGGCGCGCCATGGCAGCGAGCCGGTCCATGACGGCTGCGCCCGCTTCCTGCGAGCCGGTGGCCAGATCGACCCGCGAGCGCAGGTCGGTCCAGGTATCGGCATAGGCGACGAGCTGGCGGGTGCTGATCGCCGCACCAAGAATGCCCACGACCCGGCGCACCACCGCGCCGGTGACATCGGCCTGCCGCTCGATCCGCCTGAAGTTGCTCTCGCCCGCGTCGCCCACGCCCTGGAACTCGGCCTTCACCTGCCGACCGCCCTCGGCGACGAGGCGGACGGAGACGCGTTTCTGGGCCATGGCTCATTGTTCCTGACGCGCGGGACGAGGCTTGTGGGCCGGGCTCATCGCTCCGGCCCCGGCGCCGACCGGGCACCGGACGCCATCTGTTCGTTGAGCTTGCGGACCATCACGGCCTCGATGTCGGGCAGGCATTCGGCAGCGATCAGCGGATCGACCCCGAGCGCCCGCGCGATAGTGAGTGCCGCCCCCATGTCCCAGCCGAGCACCGTGGCGCCGCCCATGCCGGTTGCGATGCGAAGCTGCCCGGTCAGGCGCTGCGCCAGATCCCAGACCTGCCAGCCCTCCGGCGTCAGCGGCCGGTTCGCGCGGCCCGGGCAGTCCGGGCACGGGCCTTGGCAGGCTTCGCAGTAGCTTTCGCCCCCGCCGAAGTGCCAGTCTGCGAGGGCGCGGAGGCGTTTTTTTCCGCGTCCAGCATCAGGTGCGGCGCGAGGCAGCGGGTCTGGAAGGCCTCGAACACCGGCCAGATGTCCAGAAGCGCGTCGATCCCTTCCGGTGTGACGGGAACGGGATTGCCGTCGGCATCGCCGACACCTTCCCAGCCGGTGACCACGCGGCGCGCGACCGCCTTCGCCATCACCAGTGCTTGCTCCTCCTTGCTCGCCCCTTCGGGCAGCGCCTCGACAACTGGGTCGTTGCGCGCGGCGACCATGATCGCGGTTGTGACGGGCAGGAGGTGCAGGCGCAGGCCGGGGCCCAGATCGAGCCATTTCGGCCCGCTGGAAAGGTCGAGACGGATCATGGTCAGTAATTCTCCACATCATTGACGAGGGTGACGGTGCACATCCGCCCGAGCGTGGCGTCGCGAGCGGCCTGCCAGTCGAAGCTGGCCTGCACGCCCTGCGGCCCGGAGATCTCGATGCGCGGGCGCGGCAGATAGACGGCGTGGACGGTGAAGGTGAAGCTCTGGCCCGAGGTCAGGCCGTAGGCGAATTCCAGTTCGCAAGGGGCGCCGCTGATCGCCTGGCTGACGAGCGTACTGTCGGCGAAGCGGACCTCGGTGCGGCCGGTGAGCGCGGCGATCGAGGGATCGGCGCCGTCGATCATGCCGTCGGCGCGGATGGTCTCGATCCGGTCGAGATTGTTGGCATAGGTGATCTCGGTCGAGATCACGTTGCCGAGCGCCGTGCCGTTCCTTTTGATCGCGCCGTTGAAATGCCCGAAACGGATAAGGTCGAGCTCCGCCGGTGTTCCCGCGCCGCTGGTCGTGGCAACCGTCTCGCCCTGCGCCACCAGCCGCGCGGTGGCGGTGAGCAGGCCCGAACGCTGCATCTGCCAGCTGAGCTGGTCCAGCACCACGCCGGAATACATGGCGTATCGCGGCACCTCGGGCATGGCGGTCTCGATCGCCATGCTGGGTAGGGTCCAGCTGCCGGACTGGAACGTATGGGTATATGGACCGGGCGAGCTTCCGGTGGTGGTCGGCGCCCCGAAGGCCGCCTTCAGCCAGAAGCCGAAGGCCTCGGCGTCGATCGGCACCACTACATCGCCATCGGCGGTCACTGCATCCTTGATGGGCGCAAGAGGATCACGGCCGTAACCCAGAAGCTCCGAGTTCAGCAGCGGCTGTTCCGCCCCGAGCGTGGCGCTGGCAAAGGGCATCCGGGTGTAACCGCTGCCGGGCGGTGTGCCATAGGTCGTCTCGAACGCGAGCGCCATCCGCGCCCGCGCCCCTTGGGCGCGTGCCATGTCGGTCTCCTTGTCGAAGGGGTTCAGCCGAGCGGGTCGGCCGTGGAATAATGCAGCACCACCGGAATGACGGCCGCCTTCAGGCTGGCCGCGCCGTCCACCGGCAGATCGACGGGCTGCGGGGCTTCCGCCTCGACCCAGTCGCAGAGACCGCCGAGCGTGCGGTCGGCGGCGAGCGCCGCGCCGATACTGGCGCAGAGCGTATCAAAAGCCGTGTCCCGGCTCGCGCCCTGCACCACGGCCTCGATCTCGGCCCGGTGCTGGTAGTGATAGCGCAAGGGCGAGAGCGTCACTTCGGGCTCGCCAGGTTCGCCGTCGCGCAGGATCAGCAGCCCGGCTGCCGGCACACGTTCCGGCAGGACCTCACCGCGCAGGATAGTTGCGGGCAGCGCCGAAAGCCGCGTGTGCAGCGCGGTGAGGATGGTTTCGCGGGTGGTGGGCATGGCGATCCCGGTTGTCCGGGACCGGCCCGGCTTCAGTGATCCCTGTCGGGTTTCTGGTCTATCAAGGCAGCGAGCCGCCGCGGCAGGTCCGAGCGAGCATGCAGGAAATCGACAATGATCACCTGTTCTGCGTCCTCGACGAAGATGACAAAATGCTGGCCGCAGCGCGCGAAGCGCAGATCCTCGGGCAGCTCCGGGTCGATGATCCGGCGGCAGTCCTGCGACATGGCCATACCGGCCGCGATCTCCGTGCAGCGGGCGATCAGATCCTCCTCATAGGCCGCCGCCTGTCGAGGGCCGAAGGTCTCAAGGGTCCAGTTCGCGATGTCGATGAGTGATGTTTCAGCCTGTCGTGTCAGGCGCCAGGGTTTCGGCATCAGGACGATTGGCGCGCCGAAGCAAAGGCGCGGCGGATCGCATCTTCACCGCTCCCCTCGGCCAGATCGCCGCGCCGGGCCTGTTCCAGCCCGGTCGTCAGCCGGTCGCGCAACGCGCCGAGTTCGGCTTCCTCGCGTTCGAGCAGCCGCAGGCCTGCCCGCAGGGCTTCCGACGCATTCTGGTAGCGCCCGGAAGCGACCAGACGGTCGACCAGAGCGGATTGGGTTTCGGTCAGAACGACGTTTCGGGTGGCCATGCGGCTCTCCTGCAAGATTATTGGCAATATATGCCAACCATGGCAGAATGTCGATGCCTGCCCGGGGAGCGGGTGTGGTACTGACGCGGCATGGCCCTATGGCTTCCGAACGACGAACTCACGAAGGAAAGTGATCATGGCACGCAGGCTTCAGGACAAACTCGCTACGATCGATCCCGTCCGCCGGGCGCGGATTGAAGCCGAGGCGGATCGCCTGCAGGAAGAGTATCTGAACATGCAGCAGTCGCCCGAGCGCCAGGACGACGAGCGCAACGACACCGATTCAGACCATCGGTGATCTTCAACCGGCATCCACCCAGTTCGCCACGATCAGCCCCGGCACCGCATCGCGCACCCGCTCGGCATCCCGCGCGAGGTCCAGCCGCTTCGGCAGCCTGACCTGCGGGACCAGCAGGAAGATCGGCACGGTGGTCAGTCCTCGGCCGGTCTTCGACCGCGATGCCACGGCACGGCCCTTCTTGTTCAGTCGTCCCTCGACGACCAGCAGGCTCGGACCCGTCCGACGATAGACGAAGCGCAGGCGCAGGCCGGTGCGACGTTCCCATTCACCGGGCGTGATCCGCCCGCCGCGCAGGGACTTGCCTGCTGCAGGCGTCGGGATCGCCAGCCAGAACCCGTTCTTCGAGCGGATCAGCGGGCCGGTATCGTGCGCGCCGACGATCACCGGCGCCTTCGACCAGACCAGTGCCGCCGCATTGAGGCTGGTCCTGCCTTTCGGGAACTGCTCCGACCGGATGGTGCGGGCAAGCCGTGCCCCGAGACCTGCGCCGGTGATCTGCGCACGCCAGGCAGTCTTGAGGCCGGTCCCGGCATCGCGCATCGCCGTGGTCACGGCCTTCTCCCCGGCCTTCACCTCCGCTTCCATCAGGCGGACGATATCGCCGACAATGCTGACGCCGAACCTCATGCGGGCCTCAGATCGAGAGTCCAGACAAGCCGCTCGCGGTCGCGGACGGGTTCGCCCTGAATGAGGAAGGCATCGCTGTCGATCTCGATCCGGTCGCCGGGACGCGGGTTCGGAACCTCGGTCACGCGCAGGTCGATCCGCGTCGTTTCCGACCAGAGCTGCGCATCGCCGAAGTCGGTGATCGCATCGGCCCGTCGGGCGACGACGCGCACCGGAACGGGCGCGCCGCCATCGGCGATGTAGACCGCGTCCCGCCCGATGTTCGGATCGGCGAAGAGCGCATCGACGGCGGCGGCGAAAGCACTCATCAGAAGCTCGCGTTCAAGCGCACCCGGCCGATGGTGTCGCTCGCGCCGCTCGCCACGGCCTCGACGGCAACACCGATGAGCGTGTTGTCGGTCGAGACGGTCGTGGTGCGCTTGTTGGTATCGTCCCAATAGACCTTTGCGCCGACGGACCAGGCCTGGCTGCCCACCTTCGTCAGGTCGAAGACGCCGACGAGCGCGGCCTCGACGGGTTCGCCACTGGCGGCGGCGCCAGCCGCGATGCCGAAGATCGAGCCGACGAGCAGGCCCTCGCCGGAGAGGAG